CCGTTATAGACCATAGAAGAAATTTCTCAATCTGCAAAGAAAAAGGAGCATTGGCTACCGGGGAGGGCCATGAAAAATTGACCTTCACTTTTAACCGTTGAGCCTCTCGCTCGACCTACTGATAATATATTCTGATGTGGCGTGTCTATCCGCTATAAATTCCCCCGAAAATTCCTTTCCATCCGTAGAAACCACCGCTGATACCACACGGGCGCAAGTGCGCCAGTACGAAATCATCTCCAACTGCTTCATAGACTTCGATCTTAAAGTCTCTGATGATGTTAACATCTGTTGAGTTTGTCACTCCTAGAGCCGGGAAGCTCAGGGAGATCCATCCAGGAGATCCTGGAATTCCAGACACGTTTTCGGTGATTGTTGAAGTAGTGTCTGGCAACACAGGTAGCATGTTGTAGTGCGTGGAAAACGGAACCTGTACATCAATGTGGTATGTTCCATCTGGTAAAATTGAAAGGTGTTCATTGGCCGTAGAATGGGTCTGGTTCGTGTTGTACAAGACAGAGCCGTTGTCCCTGCTGCCTTGCCAAAACGATGACGCCACAAATGCAGCAAAATCGGATCCATCATTCCCTTGTATCTGGGGGGGAAAAGGGAAGAATGCGACTTTGGGCGGGTTGAATGGGACCGGTGGTAGATCCTCAGGTAAAACTAACTTCAGAACAAATCTGTATTTCATGTGCCCTGCCCAGGCTGCATAAAGTGAGGCAAACGGGTGTCTAGGTTTCACTAAGAACGATAGTGCATACCTCTTCCCTTGCCTTACGTCAGGTTCAAATGGCCAAATGAAGCTGTTGCTTCCTGCTGTCGCAGGAGTGGTAGTTGGTGCTCCAGCCCAGTCATAATAAGTCGTCAAATTATAAGCAGGCGTTTCTCCGCCAATACCTCTGTGGAGAATGTTGTAATGTCTCCGCATTACGTCGAGAACCGTCAGGGGATGGTATTCAAATTTCTCCCCGAGATATAAGTTCATGGGTTTTCCTCCCACGTGCGGGGTTTCATCACCTGTTATCTTGACGGATCGGATCGGATCCTTTCCATCAGCAGATACTTCGTTCGTCTCGGTACCGGCGATGGTCGTGTCTGGCAAGGATCGGGCTGCTCCATAAAGGTGCGTCTCCTGAGCTGCCTGTTCGTGGTTTGAAATACCTTGGGCGTGGAACTCGGGTTCTTCAGAGTCCTCTTCCCGGAAAGGGTTTTTAGCCCTGACTACGGGGTAAGGCACGGTGGGTATAACAGTTATGTAAGGAGTTGTTTTTGGTTCGTACAATCTCATCTCCTTGAACCTGATATAAACGAGCAAGTCGAGATCTTCTACGACTGTGTCGTTAGCCCTCAATTGGTTCAAAACTGAAACCTGTAGCGTGCCCAAAGAATAGTCCTGTTGGGGGTGGAGGACAGAGTTGCGCGTGGTGAAGTCCACTGTCCTCAAGTATTGTGTGCCCGCCGACCATGGAATGGTTAAGCTGGCGCGATTGGTGTCGTCCGAAAAATCTAGAACCCTGGAAATGTAAACATTTCTGTCAAGTGACTGTACGTTGGGGGTGCCGTACGCTATCACGACCATCAGTTTTCCTGCGTGGAACCTAGTCTTGACCAGTTCGAAATCAACGACTATTTCTGAAGCTCTCCAGAAAGTAAAGTGGTTCCAAATGAATTCCTGGTACGGATCATCAAGGTTTGAAAGGGGATCCGTGATCGGGCCTGTGAGCATGCGACTGTCTAGAGGTATCGTTCTAATGATCTCTCCACTGGGCTGTGATGTCGTCCACTTGGTAGGCCAACCAGCTGCATTAGCCCTAGTGAGAACCGGTCGAAGGAAAAGCTTGTCAAAACTAATCTCATCGTTGTTGAAGCGGCTCTGGGTTTCCCTCTGCATTTCTTGAGGGTGCAGTTGCAATGCATGACAGCAGGCAGGACCAATGGCTCTGCTCAATGATGGCATTTGACCATATCCAGGAATAGCACCTCCCACCATCGGAGGGTTGTGCATAGGGATCGCAGCGGAAACGTCTGGACTCAGAGTCTGACTTGGCTCAGTGTTTGGTTTATAGTGTCCTTGGTATGGAACGCTCCCTCCGACATCTGAAATCGAGACATTGTTCGTGTTGTAAACGTTAGAAACATTTGCTCCTTGTGCGCTAAACATCAGTGACTGCCTTGTTTCGTTTGCAAGATGGTTGCGGATCTCCGAAAGGTCATCGATGTTCTTTCCAAGGATAATCCGTGTGGGTTCAAATCTCCTGTTGGTTACGGGATCGAACTTTCCTGTTTCTGCTATAGGCCGAGGGATCGTAAACCGGGCGTTCACAAATCTCGATCGCATGGTAATGACGGCGGATCTTGAATCTCCCTTCGTTCTCAAGGGTGAAGCCACCGTAAAATGGATGGTTGACATGTAATCGATGAGCGCATCACCAAATGTGAACGTGTTCATGGCTGATCTATATGCCTTGAAATTGATGCGCAGAATCTCAGTTGTACTCCTGTTCGGTTCTAAGCAAATGTGGTTCATCTGGAAAATTGAACTCAGATTAGGAAAATAGGTACCAGTGTCTCCTATGGTGTTAGAATAAGATGACAAAGGTGACTCCCAAATGATTAGTTTGCCACACTGTGATGGTTGACCTGTAATCTCGAAAATTAATTCGATATCCATGGTGGAGTAGATATAACGCTGGAACATCATGTTTTGAACGTTGTCCGGATTTCCAAGCGCTAGCAGGTCTTGTGGTAGGATGAATGAAAAGAGGGTTGTCCCTCCTGATTGTGTGTCATTCCAATCAAAGGAGCCGCGAAACATTTCGCTCTCTAGTCCATATCCAGTGTCAGCTGTAGTTGCGTTTACAGCCTTGTCAGCCAGAGCAGAAAAGCCAAGGGGCAGTGGTTCACTCGTCCCCATTTCCTGCGTGGTTGCTGTCAACAGTCCGGGATCGTTAGGGCCCTGTGCGTGGAACTTGGCTGGATCGTTTTCGGCCAAAAATCCCACAAAGAAGTCTCCTGACGTTCTGTTGGCTACTACCCTGGCTAGCGTCTTCGCATTCTTGGGGGCCAGTTGTGCTGTTAGTTCTGGAACGCCCAGCGCCTCAACTCTTGGGTAGATTTGTTTGTGTAGGTGGTCATAGAAGCTCTGGCCCCAGACGGAAGCATATTCCAACATGGTGGTGATGTTTTCAGTGTCCTCTTCGAAGCCTTTCTTGCACCACTGAAGCGTCTGGTAAATGGTGTCTTTCTTCATGGCTCCGCACCATAATCCCTCGACCCTGACGGGGTGTGCGCCAAGGAAAGTGATTTGGCCAAAAGTTTTCCGGTAGTCTTCCAGTTCAGCTCCCTTGACGGACGATGTGTACTGCTGGTCAAGCAGTTCCGCGTAGTGCTTGCTCAAGATTTTGGGGTTCCAATCGACGTTCTTTGTGACTGCAATGATGTGGTCGTCTCCAAGCGCTTTCATCCTTACCTGTTCTTCAAAAATCAAGTGTGGGTGCGTGATCTTAAAGATGTACCTGACGTAGGCTTCGTTAACCAGGCAGTTCAGGATTGTGGTCCAGAAGCAGCCTGACGCTTGATTGCAGATGGTCCAAAATTGGAAGGCTCCTACTTGCATCGGGGTCTTTGTCTCGTGGTCGTGCATGAACTGTGACATTTGGGTGGGCACATCCAAAAATTGTTTGGCGAGTTGTTTGATGACACCGTACGCGCCTTCTTGGAATTGTGGTACCATGCGGTAGTCCCACTCACAGATGTCTCCGTCAATGAATGACACATCAGCGGTGTTCAAACTGGTCAGTTGATCGTGTAGTCCGTTCATCATGTGCGAATACTGGTTGACTCCAATTGCTGCAACAATACGCGGAGAATTCTGGAAGGCGATGAAAATCGATCCGTACAACATCCGGAAAGCTACAAGGCAAACGAGGTCATTGGCGTAGATCATGCGAGTCCTGATGTCCTTGATCTTTTTCTCAGATACCAGCTCGTCCTTAAGGTAACCCAAAAATACATGGTCTATCGTAGATGGGTCTCCATTGTAGCGGGCCATTTCACTCAGTTTCTGTCTAACCAGTTTCTCGAATTCAGGGTCGTAATGGAAGTTTCCTTCTTGGTCAAACCAGATGAACTCTTGTTTTCCTTTCCCCTTAGTTGTTTTGATCAGGGGATAGCCAGCGCTGGTCTTAACCCTCAGGCTTGACAACAGGCCGGGGATTCCCTTGCACGCTTCCTCGAAAGTCAACTGCCTCTGTACCTTCCAGCACAGTTGGTGGGCTAGCTCACGATAGAGGTCTGTGAAAGTTTCCTTGACCAACTCATTGTCTACCACAATTGGTTTCCTGTCCAGCGTTCTCAACATAGACAGTGCGCCAGGGTCATATCCTCGAGCCCTCGGGTCATCCCGTGATAGGATGGCTGGTTGTTTCACCGATTGCACGTCCAGCGTCCCATGCAGCATGCTCGGAACGATCTTAGTTCTCGTAGGCGCCGCAACAATTTGATCCTTGGACACTGGAGCCATTT